CAATTAATGCACTTAGCCCAGCGGAATATGCAGCAACCACAAGAGCAAAGCGAGCCGGAAAAAAAGCCGGAAAGCAGTTCGTAGCGCAGCCTAAAGGTATTGCTGCGAAGACAGCGAGATACAGATGACAACGTCAGGAACGACTGCATTCGACCTTGAGTTCACTGAGCTAGCTGAAGAAGCGTTCGAGCGGGCTGGGCGAGAGATGCGTTCGGGCTATGACCTGCGTACAGCGCGTAGGTCTATGAACCTCTTGACGATTGAGTGGGCCAATCGTGGCATCAATATGTGGACTATTGAGCAAGGCTCAATAAATTTGGTGCAAGGCACTGCTACATACAACTTGCCTGACGACACCATTGACCTGCTTGAGCACGTTTTAAGAACGGGAGCTGGAAATTCTTCAACGCAAGCTGACCTCACACTTACCCGGATTAGTGTCTCCACCTACGCCACAATCCCAAACAAACTTTCTCAAGCAAGACCGATACAGATTTACATCAGCCGCAACTCCGGTGCTACATACCCCGCAACCAGCAATTACTCCCCCGGTGCACAAGCAAACCCACAGATTACAGTTTGGCCTGTCCCTGACCAAGGTACCCAAGGCTCTCCGTATTACCAAGTAATTTACTGGCGTATGCGCCGCATTCAAAATGCGGGAGATGGTATTCAAACCCCTGATATGCCGTTTAGGTTTCTTCCCTGTATTACAGCAGGGTTGGCTTATTACATCGCTCAAAAGATTCCTGAAGGCACACCTCGTATTGACATGTTAAAAGCTGCTTATGAAGAGCAGTGGACGTATGCTGCTGGTGAAGATCGTGAAAAGGCGGCTGTACGTTTTGTTCCTCGCCGTATGTATTTGGGGAACACTGGGAGCTTCTGATGCCCAATCAGTTTGCTTCAGGTAAATATGCAATCGCTCAGTGCGATAGATGTAACTTTAGGTATAAACTAAAGCAGTTAAAATCTCTTGTCATTAAGACTAAAAACGTTAATATTTTAGTCTGCCCTGAGTGCTGGGAACCCGATCAGCCGCAGCTTCAACTTGGTATGTACCCTGTATATGATCCACAGGCTATTCGTAATCCTCGTGTTGATTCAAATTCCTACAGACAAGCAGGCATAAATGGGCTTCGTGTTGAGCCAGTAAACGATGATTCTAGCCAAGATGAGCTTGGTACGATTACAATGGGAAGTCGTATTATTCAATGGGGTTGGAATCCTGTTGGTGGGGCAAGATGGTTTGATACGGGCTTAACACCTAATGATTTAATCGGTGTGGGTTCTGTTAATTCAGTCACAGTTTCTTAGGAGTTTATGATGGACAAAGCAGATCTTAAACAAGATAAAAAAATGATTGCTAGTGCAGTGCACAAGCATGAACGCGCTAAACACAAAGGCCAACCCATGACCAAGCTTAAAAAAGGCGGTCCGACGTCTGAAATGATGAAGACTATGGGGCGTAATATGGCACGGGTGCGTAATCAAGGGAGCAGATAATGGCTTCATATAGCATGAAAAAAGGCGGTAAAGAAGTTGGCCCTGCGTCAACCTACGCCGAGCCGCACACGATGAAGGGTAAAAAACTACGTGCTGAAGAAAATCCCGGATCAGGGCCAGACCAAAGCAATGTAGAAACTTTGTGTATGAGTGTCGGTGCGTACACTAATAAGTTGGAGAAGCCAATTAAGACCTCTGGCATCAAAATGCGCGGCACTGGGGCTGCTACTAAAGGCACAATGAGCAGAGGGCCGATGGCGTGAATTATACGGAGTTAAAAAAGGCTATCCGAGGGTATGTAGAGAACGATTTTCCTACGATTGTTTTTAACGATTCTTCTACGACATTTACGTCGGATGACCAGCTTGCAACATTTGTTAAGCAGGCTGAGCAGCGCATTTATAACTCCATGCAGTTTCCGTCAATACGTAAAAACATGACGGGCGTTACTGCTATAAATAACAGATACCTTGAATGCCCCCCTGATTTTTTATCGCCTTATAGTCTTGCTGTTATTGACGCAAACGGTCGGTATTATTATTTGCTAAACAAAGATGTTAATTTTATCCGCGAAGCCTATCCTGTCCCCACAGGTGCGGGTAACACAGGGCGACCAAGACATTACGCTATTTTTGGCCCTACTGTTGTTAACGACGTAATTACTAACGAGTTAAGTTTCATTCTTGGTCCCACACCCGATGCAATATACACAATGGAATTGCATTACTACTATTACCCAGAATCTATTGTAACTGCGGGTACAACTTGGCTTGGTGATAACTTTGATACGGTTTTATTGTATGGCGCACTAAGAGAAGGTTACTTTTTTATCAAAGCTGACCCTGATATGATGGCAGCGGTTCAGGCTAAATACGATGAAGCTTTAGCTCTTGCAAAACGTTTGGCAGATGGTTTAGAGCGTCAAGATGCCTACAGGTCTGGGCAGTACAGACAAGCGGTAACCTGATATGGCTATTTATCAAACCATGTGTACAAGCTTTAAGGCAGAAGTTGCCCGAGGGCTGCACAACTTTACAACAGGGACAGGCAATGTTTTTAAACTCGCTTTGTACGTCGCAACTGCCGATCTCGGTGCAGATACCACCGTCTACACATCGTCGGGTGAATCCAGTGGAACCAACTATTCCGCAGGGGGGATTGCACTCACAAACATCACGCCAACAACATCAGGGACAACCGGATATTGGTCATTCCAAAACGCTACGTTTTCAAACGTTACTCTTACGTGCGCGGGGGCTTTAATCTATAATTCTACAAATGGCAATCGCGCTGTTTGTGTTTTAAGTTTTGGTAGTACGATAACTAAAGTTGCTTCAAGCCTTGTAATTCCCTTCCCCGCCAATGATGCTACTAACGCTGTTTTAAGGATCGCATAATGGAACTCAAAGCCAAAATCTCTGACACAACCGAAAGCGGTTTGATGATGAACTCTCAATCCAATGAAGGTCTCAAAGCCACGGGTAAGTTTTTGATTGAGTGTTACGACAAAGACGGCAAACTAAAGTGGACTGATGAGTCTAAGAATCTTGTGGTGAATGTGGGCCTTCAATACATGGCAGGGACCTCTTTAGATGGTTCAACTGCAAGAATCACAAGCTGGTATTTAGGTTTATATGGTGCTGCATCAAGTAATAATCCTGCTGCTGGAGATACGATGTCTTCTCATGCAGGATGGACAGAAGTTACAGACTACACAGAAGCAACGCGTCCAGCGGCGACATTTGTAGCAGCAACAACGGCGAATCCTTCAGTGGTTACGAATTCAGCAAGCAAAGCTCAGTTTACGATGAATGCAACGGTAACTGTCGGAGGAGCTTTTCTGACAAGCAATAACACCAAAGGTGGTACGTCAGGCACCTTGTTTTCAGCAAAAGATTTTTCCTCGCCGGGGGATAGGAGCGTAGTATCCGGTGACGTTGTTTTAGTAACGTATACCTTTAGCCTAGCGGGATAATGGCTGAGGGCGGCTGGGGTTCCGGCGCATGGGGTCAAGCTGCTTGGGGGGAATCGGTTTATGACCGGTCTACTTCAGAGACAGCAACCGGCACGGATGATATTGCCGCAGCGATTAATTTTGCTTCAAGTATTGATGAATCCGGGACAGGTACTGATGATGTTTCGGCGCTTGCAAAGTTCCAAGCAACGGTTGCAGAAACGGCGACAGGAACAGATGATCCCTCATCACTTGTACAAGTTGAAGCGAG